CATATTTCCTCACCTTCTTTTTTAAGGTAAGTATCATAATATTCTTTGATGTTTGATTTACATAAAGATGCAGGGTGGGAAAGATGTGAGGCAAAAGAAGTAATATTTTTAAATTCTTTTTTACAAATTTGACATATGAACATAAAATATCCTCCTAATATAGAATTTATTGTTTGTTCTATATTAGGAGGAACATCGGCAAGCTACGAACAACAAACTAATGATCACTTACTTGATGAAAAAATTTAATAAAATTTTCTCAGTTGTACGAACCGGTTGAAGAATTACATCGCAGTGGAAAGATTTTGTCTTCTTTTCGTACGACGTAGCAGAGACTTCCACGGAATAAGAATCGAGACCGCGTTTATTCTTAACAACTTCTAAAAATTCTGTTACTGCACCGCCAACTTCACCCCAAGTGATTGGATCATTTTGTTCGAAAATAAAAAAGCGGCAATACTGTTCCAAAGCACGTTTACAATACAGAACCAGCCGAACAATATTGAGATCCTGTAAAGCGCTTGCTTTAGCTTGCGCTGTTAACTGTCCCCAAACAACATACCCTGCTGAGAACTGAACAATTGGATTTAGTTGTTTCAGATACATTTGATCTCTTTGGCCGAGGCGTGGATTATATCTTAACTCTTTAATATTATCAATTGCACCTCGATTAAACCCAGCGGCTGCAAACCATAACTCAGCAACGTTATCATTTCTCGGTAACAGATACGACATATGATAAACTGGAGAGAACCAAATATCTTGACCTGTAAACGGGTCTGAAACCTTGGTATTGGATTCATATAGCGAAACGTAATAATTATTATATGTATGACTTGCTGTACGTGATGATAATGCAGAGGTTACAGATACGTTATCACCATTATCTAGTATTCCGACACAATCTTTACGGGTTGTACAAAGTGTACTGATTGCTGTTTTTGTATCTGTTGGATAACCGGCATCATAGACAATTGAAAAATAAACATTCTCTGTATCTAATACTTCATCAGCATAATTTCCATTTGTTGGATTGGTTAATGTTCCTGAATACCCTTGTTCCAGTAAGGTTGGAGCTGAATAAGGAGCTTGAAGACCAGAAGTATTAGTATTCAAAGTTCCATCCGTACCCCACAATGAACCTTCAGTACCTTTTCTCAATGGAACAGGTTCAGACGAAGTAAATGCTGAAGCGACATCTGCATATGATTGTTTAACTGTATATGTAATGGTAGAATTAATATCAAACGCTGCTAATGCGGCAACTGTACCATTCCATGATTGTATACCAGCAGTTAAATTTCTTCCTTGAAATACTTTAATTGTTTCACTATCAACACCTGAAGATGCACCCAACCAACCCCAAATTTGATTTCCTCTTCCGTCTTTAGCAATAACAACATAACTTGAATTTCCTGTTTCTGGAGTTGTTTCCCATTCAGAAAAGTCTTGTTTATTGTCTGTAATAGTTGCTGATGTTTCTGTTATAACAGCAGAAACAGTTCCAATTTCTTTATCATATGATTTAACTGCTAATTCATATCCGCTTGTATAATCACCACTGGCAAGTTCCATATTTGCTCTTAATACAGATGAATAAGTTTCAAGAACAGATACGATAAAAATAGAATCGCCAGCTGAATCAACTGCCAAAGGATCAAATGAAACTTCAAATGATTCAATTATTACTTCATCATCATCTGATTGCTTTTCATATATATCTAAGACATATACTCCAGAGAGCGTTGGATTTGAATGCTCCGTTAATCTTATACCTAAAGCATTGTAATAATCACCTCTTCCTATTGGTCTTAAAAATGCAATTGGTTTAGTGCTTCCATCCGCTGCTAAATTGGTTTTAATTTCGGCATGAGTGTTTAAACTATCGACATAGGTAATAGTAATTGAAGCAGTTGTGTCTCCAGTTAATGCGCTATCAATTCTAAAGTTTGAATATTGTGCATCATCTGGTAGTAAACGAATCCAAAATAATGCTCCAGATTCTCCTAAATGATTATAAGCAATATACGGACCTTGCCCATAACTCCTTCCAAAATCAGTGATATTAGGTTCACCAAACTCTGATATTAATTCCGCTCTTGACCCTAAAAAGAGCAGCTCATTATCTCTACCCTTATGAGTAAATCCACATAGAAATCCAATTGTAGATGGTACTGCTTGTACAAAAGTAGATAGGTCTGTTATTTTTGTATAAATACCTGGGGAAATTGCCATTTTTCAACCCTCCTATTAATAAGCATATGTTTCTGTTCTAAATCTAATTTCTTTTCAACTCTATAAAAAATCAGTTTAGATAATTTCTTGTTTCTTATAATTTCTCTATTTAAACCCCGTAGATATCCTTTCCAAAAATTTCTATCCCCGTTTGTAGCGCCATGACACTTCTTACAAAGAAAAATTAAGTTTCTTCTTCTAATATCTTTTTTAATATAATTTATGTGATGTAAACTTCTCATTATATTTTCAGTAATATTTTTAAAACATATTCCACACTTATCAGTTTGATCTGTAATTATTTTTAATCTCATTGTTTTGTCATAAAATTGACGAGGATATGTAAATCTATAATTATGACCAATATCATATTTTCTTAAATTCTGTTTCAACTTTTCTGCTTTTTCCAAGCCATACATTTCATCATATGTTCTTCCTCGTTTGAAAGAACCAATTAATTCTTTTGTTTCAGAATTATGGTATTTCCCATAGAATGGGTTGTCAGGCCCAATACAATTTTTTGCATACCATTTAGAAATATTAGATTTTAACTTTTTAGCTTTCTCTTCTCCATGAATTTCTTCGAACGTTTTCCCTTTATTTGGACCTTCTCCTGTTCTCCTTGTCCAATGATTATCACCTTTAACTTGCTCCTTTATTTTTTCTTTAACTTTATTATCATTAGATAAACATTTTACAGAACAATATTCATGATAACCAACGTTCATATTTTTATAATTAGTTTGTTTTCCACAATAACATATACCTTCATTTTCTTTTTTAAAATATTTATCATAATAATCTTTACTGGATATTTTATGACTCCTAATATGAATAGATAATGAAGGTATATCTTTAAATTCTCTATCACAAATTTCACAGTTCATAAATTATTCCTAAACGTACAAATACCAAACAAAGACTAACCGTCTATCAGCAGTCTTCACAATTGACGAAAAAGTAACTCGAGCAAACAGGTAAAAGTCTCCAGACCAACCTCCTGCATCTGACGCAGCAGAAAACAATCCAGCCTCGCTTATCTGCGACCCGTTTGCATCATCGACTCCAATAGTAACTGTAATTTTCAACGTCAACCATTTATCATTATTTAAATTATCCCTTTCAAACTCAATTTGATCAAAGGGATGTTTATATCCGCTATCTGCAGCAGTTGAATCAGTAGCATTAATAACAACAGAAGTATTAAGATCAGTATTAGCTAATGTTGGGGGAACTGGATCTAATGGATCAGCAGGCAAAACCCCACCACTTCCTAAACCGAACCAACTGAGAAAATGATCTTTTGCATTTGCGGCACTAGCACTTGATGCATTATTTGTTCTAACTAACATTTGGGCAAGTATTTCTCTTCCATTATAAACAACTAAATTACTCTTTTTTACAAGTTGTTTTTTCCCATTTTTATCTATTTCAAAAACATGAACTTCACCTTCCGTAGTGATCATGAATATTAACCTCAGTTGTTTTTACTTTCTTTTTTTCCATAATAGTTTCCTTCTAATTGGAATAAGCGGATGAAATTTATATTTTGTTCTAAAAATTTCTTGAGATTGGAAACTTAAATTGGGGTGCAGGGAAACAGAGCTTCAATTTGTCTGGTTCTAGTAATGCTACACCCCTCCCGCTTGTGTCGGGGTTTAATTATAAAGATACATCCAAATCTGTAAAAACATGATCGATATTATTAATAATTGTTACAGTTTCAGATCCAGCAAATAATAGACCAACTATTTCATTATTCATATTTAAAACAGCACTGCCGGAATCCCCACCTGCAGACATTGGTCCGGCCATTAGTTGATCTTTAAATGTAGCGATCTTTCCTTCACCATATTGCACATTAACAGTGACATCTGTTTGGGATATTACATCTTGTTTCCATCCTGTAGTTCTTCCAGTCTTTTGCACTTTATCATCTACATTAGCAGTTGCTTTCCCAGTAATTTCACCAATATCTGCTATATTTTTAATTACGTCTTGATCTAGAATAACAGGTCCAGCAATGGCAGCGTCTACATAGTTATCACTGGCTTGAATTTTATAACTCCTGAATCTATGACTTCTTTTAGTTAAACCTCCAAATAGATTTAATAACCACTCAATCAAACTTGCTATATCACAACTAGTTTCTCCTTCTGTAAATTCAATAGGTACAAAATCAGCAAGTGTGGTAATTGTATCTGTAGCTACTTTTCCACCATCATGAGGGCCAGGTTGTAAAATAGCATCACCAATTTCACCAGCATTACTGTTAGCAAGCACATGATTATTTGAAAGAATATAGTATTTATCTTCTCTCCGAACTAAACACCCAAGAGTGCCAGCAGTAATGTCTTTATGTCCTATACTAACTCCACCAAATGCTGGACGATGTTTATCAGTTAGAGCAAGAGTTTTAATAACACCAATTTCAATAATATCAGTCATTAAACCATTAATAGATCTGGGTATTAATTGATCTGCTGATAATAAACCTTCGGGCACTTTTTTAGCTACAGAACAGATAACAGATTTCTTTCTAGTATTGACTCCCTGTACTGTTTTATTACCAGAGCCTACAGCAATGACATTATCAAAACTCATAAGATAGTCTATTTCTTTTTTTGGCAAAAACATATTAACCTCCGTGTTAATCTAAATAAGTCCCACAATTAGGACAAAATTGAAACAATGATTTGGATTTTGTTCCACAAGAAGAGCAAGTTAACTTAGTTTTTACAGTCAATGGTTTGCTAACTTTTGTACCACTTCCTTTTATACCACAGAGTTTAATAACTATGACTTCAGGTTCTTCTAATTCGCCCATTGAAGCATAATTAAATCTTTGATCAACTTGAGAACCTTTTACAGTTATTCCTTCATCCTGATTTGGTGTGACTGCTAGATTTTCAACATTGCAATTGAATGTTTGATTATTAATAGGATTGCCAGTTAAATTCCCACCCGAATTACTATTATATGTAACAGTCCAATCTGAGTTATCACCATAATAAACATATGGTATATTATGGTAATGGTTATGTACTTCTTGAATAGTTTGAGCAATCCAAGGTTCAGGTTTAGATTTTTCAAATGCAAATTCAATTCTGACTAATCCATCTTCAATTTTGTCTCCACGGTGATCTTGTATTTTCTTGGTTTTTGGAATGAATCTAAATCTGTTAGTAGTAATTGCTCCTCTTAAAAATCCCATCAATTCGGTTGTTTCATTTGGATCAATAATTAAACTATTACCATCTAAAACATCCTGTCCATCAATACTAATACTAACAGACGCTCTACGGGCATTCATGTTTTTTAGCATTAGTGAATACTCGGAACCAAAGGGTAGGTAGACAGTTTCATTCTTTAATCTGAGAATTTTTCCATCTAATTTGATCTCTGCTACGAAACGATTTTTGTATGTCATGGTACAATCTCCTTTTAGGGTACTGGTTAAACCCTCAATCTTTTTAAACCAGTTGGTTTATTTATCATGTTTAAAAAACATAGCTATATATATTAATAATTGAAAGAAGTTCAAATATTAACTTTATTTTTAGGAGGCAATTATGAATAAAGAAGAAATAGAATATTCATACGAAACTACATGTCCAAATTGTGATGCAGAAATTACCAGCGAAACTTGTCAGAAAAATAAAGATGGTGAAGGCTACATTTGCAATTTCTGTGGTACCATTGCATAATCAGTGTCAGGGCAGGAGGCTTATATCGGTGGAGATTAATGGGGCGGTTATCCCTGTTGCTTATCCCGACAAAGATAACCCCTCTTGCTCTGATTTTTTTGTTCTAAAAATCTTTTCCATAGTAAACACCGTTGTAAATAAAACATCCATCTATGATAATAATTGTATATAAATTGAAATGCCCAGTAGCAGGAACATGTTCAATAATCCCAAAACCATTCACCCAGAAATTAGGCAAATTCTTTTTGTAGTCTGGTTTAAGATTACAAAGACAGGGAAGCGAAGTTGCTGTATGATATCCTTTCCTATCAACTGGAGTATGTTTAGTAAACATTTGGGGACTATGAACATGAGCATAAACAACATTGCCTTCAAAATCTTCTACTGTTTTTTTTGCGTGATAAATATTATAATAATATCCATGTATAATATTTAACTTACCTATTTTATAAATATGATTATAAGGAATAACATTGTATCCTCGTTCTTTTAACTTTAAACATTGAGTAATATCAATTAATCCTTCAAGCTCGGGATGTTCTTCAATATATCTATCAACTCTATATTCGTGATTCCCAATCATAAATGTTCTTCGAATATCCATTCTTGTAATATTTTCATGTATTTGTAATATATTTTTATCAAATTCGTTATAATCTTTTATTAATCTTTGTCCTTCTTTTAATAGGGGTTTGTTTTTGTTGAAATATGAAATAGAATCCAATGAAACCTGGTCACCCATATAAACTATTTCATCAGGTTCATAATCAAAAATAAATTTATTGACAGATTCCATCAATTTCTCTTTATAATGAGGGGAATGTATATCAGGAAGTAATATAGTTCTTTGTATCTTAAAAGCATCAACATCAGAAGAAACTTTTTGTTTACATCGTTTAGCATAAGACCCAATGTATTTACTAACTGTTTTTAGAGAACACCCAACAACATTTGCAATCTCTGGGTTTGTTAGTAATGTTGTTCTCCCTAAATTTTTTATCTCATCTTTGTAAGGTGACATATAACCCCTCCTATTAAATTTGTAGTTTCAAGTATTTGTTCTAAAAAAAAGGAAGGACATCTTGGAATAAGTATTGGGAAATCAACTAGTTATATAGATAGAAACTTTAAGGACTCCAATCCACCCATAATTCAGCAGCATAATTGGGGTCAAAATCATAACTCTTGCTAGCTCTATTGGCAGCAGTTGTGCTAGTTCCTCCATTTTCGATATAATAGACTGTTAATGCATTGCCAGAAGACCACCCACCTTTATCAACTATCTCTTGTAATACACTACTGAATTCTGAACTTAAATACCATTTATTTTGTACCCATCCACCACTAGGTGTAGAAACAACTTTCCAAACATTTGCTGTAGTTAATGGTCTCCCGATTAAATCAGCTCCACTAATTGGTGCAATAGTACTGGTAGAATCCTCACAATAACAGTATAAACTAACACTGGCACTAACACTGATTGAATGTGCATTCCATCTTAGATGAGCTGAATTTATAGTTGCACCTTGTGGAATTTGAACATTTTTAAAACGGTACCAGGTCATAACATTAGTATTTGAAATATATCCTAATCCCATTCGATTAAAATCGCCATTGGGTGTATAATTGCTTCCGTCAACATAAGCCCATCCATCATCTGTTCCGTCAGCAACAGTTGCAATTAATCTGTCTTTACAACAATCATAGAATTGAATATTTGTTACCTCAAAAGGACTTCCTCCTAATGAATCTAATATCCTTAATTGTCGAAGATCATATGAATTTGTAAATATAGTTTCAAATTCCACTGGATTAGTAACATTTGTATTCCACATTCTTTCCATTATCATATTATTAGATTCATCAAATGCATGAATATCATATATATAATTATCACTATTAGCAAAAGTTAATTTAATTCTACTTGGTTTCCAATCTATCCATAAACTACCAGTTGTATCCAATATTAATTGATCAGATGCCGAATTGTATTTATCTGTTAACCAACTTCCTAAAGAAGGATCCCAATTAGTAGGACCTGCTGTCTCAGTATATCCTAAACTACAACTAGAACTTGATTCAGAAGATGAACTTTCACTAGAGCTTGAACTGGATTCTGAACTAGAACTTACAGATGAACTACTAGAACTTTTACTAGAACTACTACTTGATAATGAACTGCTACTTGAGGAGCTACTACCTTGATAAACTTCAATATAAACCCGATCACATGCCGTAGGACAGTCAAAAGTTCCTGGTTCATCAAAATCAGCAAACCCTCCATCTGTTTCTTCTTCATACATTAATTCATTATATGCCCATACAGGAACAGAAGTAGAGTCCTCCACAAATATTGTTGCCGTACCATCCTGTGACATTTCCCCATCTATAACTTCATTATGAACAATTGCTGTTGAATCTAGATCAGGTGGGATACATACAAGCGTTGAACGATGAGTATCTTCTATAAATGGAAAGAAATCATTTTGACCTATATCTGTTGCAGCCCCAATATCATGATATGAATTACAGTCATATGTTTCTCTTTGATAATATAAAACAGTCGTTGAATCATTTAAACATATTGTACAACAATCAGTAGCATCAATATTCTTTTCTGTACAACAAGGATTCCCATCTCCAGTTATATAATCATGTATAGGAAATTCAACTTTTACAGTATCATTAGTATCCTCAACAACAATTGCGTTTAATAAAGGATTGCTTATTTGTAATAATTCAAGTAATAATAATCTTGCCCTATATGGTTTAAAGAAATTGATAACAGGTTTTAAATCATCAAAAAAGGAATCTAATCCAAACATGATGAATCCCATATTTAGAAAACCATATCCAAGATTAATGCGTATCCAAGATGATAGATCTTTCATTAAACTAAACAATAATTCAGAATCAGTAAGAGTAGAACCATCTAATAAAGTTTTCAACGTAGGATTTATAGTTGTTAAATATGTTTCAGCATCTGATTGGTTTTGTAGAAAGTTTCTTGGAGCTTCCCTTGAAAATGTATCATAATAAGATGCAAGTCCAGTTAGAATGCCTGCTCGAGTTGTTGGTTTAGTAGTTACAGATTCATATTCTTCTATTATATCCGCAATAAGTGTATTAGTTCCATCGTAACATATAAAACCATCCCCAATATTGAAATTGATCCTGTACAAGACGTACAAGAATACCTATTTCAGAACCATCAATAGAAGCTACAGGGCGAACGCCCAAATAAGGAGTTTTAGAAGGAAGGTTGATATTGTTAGTTTGGTGAATTTGTAAAATTTGTTCTTCTGTATATAACCAATGAGGATCATCTGATGTTAATCTATCATAATCAAATACAAGCTTTGAAGGATTTGATGATGTTCCAGCAATTGCAGTTCCTTCAAAAATCAAAGAATTCGCACTTTCTAACTTAATAAAAAATTCGTAAATATCTAACTTTGTAACACCATAATATTGTAAAACTTCAACTAAAGCCTGAGGTGTTCCTTTTCGTTTATATAAATTAACAAGATCTAAAAAAAAATTAATTTTTAAATCAATAGGATTAGTGTCAGGACCTTTTAGTTGAGTTGAATAATTATATCCAAAACTTCTGAATAATTCATCAAGATCGGGATTGGAAAGAGTTCTGGGATCAGTTATTTGTGAAGTTGCAGAACCAATTGTTTGATGTGCTGCATACCAATCTAAAAAAAAACTCCTTAAACGAAGCCAGTCATTTTCATTACCAGGAGGAGCCCCACCAAGAACAAGATCAAAATATAATTGACCTTTTGCTTTAGAATCTTTAGCAAGAGAATCAAGAACCTCCGTCATACCGTCTACAGTAGCACCGCTTGCTGCGGTTAAGATATCCCAAAAATTATCTACTGTAAACAAGTTTTAATCTCCTATTTAGTAAATTTATAATGTTAAAAAATCGGTTTTTATAATTTCTTTTCAACAAGTCTATAAATTGTGGCCTTCTGGAGTGCTTAAGCACTCAGCTTCCGCTAGATTTCCAGGTTCT